GACCTGACCGCGCTGGTGCTGGTGTTCCCGCCCAGCGATGCAGAAGAACCTTATATTGTACTGCCTTTCTTCTGGCTGCCGGAGGATACTTTGCAGCTGCGCGTCCGGCGCGACCATGTGATGTATGACAAGTGGGCACGGCAGGGCTTTATCATGACCACCGAGGGCAATGTCGTTCATTACGGCTTTATCGAACAATTCATCAACCAGCTGGCCGAAAAGTACAACATCCGCGAGATCGCCTATGACCGCTGGAACGCCACCATGATGGTGCAGACCTTGGAGGATGACGGCTTCACCATGGTGCCTTTCGGGCAAGGCTTCCGTGACATGAGTCCGCCGACCAAGGAACTGATGCGCCTTGTGCTGGAGCGGAAGCTCAATCATGGCGGGCACCCGGTGCTCCGGTGGAACATGGACAACGCTTTTGTGCGCACCGACCCTGCCGGGAACCAGAAGATCGACAAGCAAAAATCCACCGAAAAGGTGGACGGCGCGGTGGCGTTGGTCATGGCGCTGGATCGGGCCATGAAGAACCAGAACGGCGGCGCATCCGTCTATGACGACCGTGGATTTTTGATATTGGGGTGATGTGATGCCATCGAAACCGAAACGTCCTTGCCGATATCCCGGCTGTCCCAACCTTTGCGACAGCGGCGTTTACTGCGAGGAACACAGAAAAGAATGGGGACACGACGCATTGCGCGGGGGAGCGGCTTTTCGCGGATATGGTCGAAAATGGAAGGTCGCGCGGGATGATTTTCTAAAGCGCCATCCGCTGTGCATTCTCTGCTATCAGGAAGGCAGGCTCACCCCCGCGACCGTGGTCGATCATATCACGCCCCATCGCGGGGATGGCGCGCTGTTCTGGGACGAAAGCAACTGGCAGGCACTATGCAAGGTCTGCCACGATAAGAAAACCGGTGAAGGGCTGTAAAGGAGGTATTCAGTGAGAAATCCATTAGCTCCATTGTTCCACGCTCGAGACAAGCCTGGCAGGCGAACGTCGCCCGGCAGGCGAACGTCGCCCGGAAGCGTCCGGGACGTGGTGTCCGCCGCCCCGGCCTTCTACTTCGGCCAGAGCGGCGCGGGCAAGTCCGTCACGGCCTACAGCGCCGTGCAGGTGTCGGCGGTGTACGCCTGCGTGCGCGTGATCGCTGAAACCGTGGCCAGTCTGCCGCTGTCCGTTTATGAGGAAACAGTCTCCGGCAGCGTTAAGGCGCTTGAGCATCCGCTGTACCGTCTGCTCCATGACGAGCCGAACCCGGAAATGACGTCCTTTATCTGGCGGGAAACGGCGCTCACGCACCTGCTCCTGTGGGGAAACAGCTACAGCCAGATCGTCCGAACGGGCAGGAACAACATTACAGGGCTTTACCCGCTGCTGCCCGATCGTATGGAGGTGGACAGGGACAGCGCCGGAAAGCTGACCTACACCTACACCACGACCGGCGGCAACCGGGTGAACCTTCGACCGGAGGAAGTGCTGCACATTCCGGGGCTGGGGTTTGACGGCATTGTAGGCTACAGCCCTGTCGCGCTGGAACGGAACGCCATCGGCTTAGGGATTGCCGCCGAGGAGTACGGAAGCAAGCTTTTCTCAAACGGCGCGACGCCCTCCGGCGTGCTGACGCACCCGAATACCGTCAAAGACCCCAAGAAGCTGAGGGAAAGCTGGAACGCGGCGTATGGCGGCTCAGGAAATTCGGGCAAGGTCGCTATTCTGGAAGAGAACATGAAGTTCGAGCGAATCTCCCTTCCGAATAACGAGGCGCAATTCCTGGAGACCCGCAAGTTTCAGGTGTCGGAGATCTGTCGAATCTTCCGTGTGCCGCCCCATCTGGTGGGCGATCTGGAGCATGCTACTTTTGCGAACATCGAGCATCAAAGCATTTCTTTCGCCGTTCATACCATCCGGCCCTGGCTGGTGCGCATCGAGCAGGCCATGAACAAGGCGCTCTTTTCCGACGCCGAAAAAGGAACGTTTTATGCCCAGTTCAATATCGACGGTCTGATGCGCGGCGACTACAAGAGCCGCATGGAAGGCTACGCCATCGGACGGCAGAACGGCTGGATGAGCGCCAATGATATCCGTGCATTGGAGAACATGAACCCCATATCCGATGAGGACGGCGGCAATGTGTACCTGTGCAACGGTAATATGCTGCCGATCAGCACGATCCGAGGAGGAAAGACTGATGAATAAAAATTTCTGGAATTGGGTGCGCAACGAGGGCGGCGAGCGCACACTGTACCTGGAGGGCGCGATTGCCGAGGAAAGCTGGTTCGACGACGACGTGACGCCCGCCGCCTTTAAGGCGGAGCTGCTGTCAGGTTCCGGCCCCATCACGCTGCGCGTCAATTCGCCGGGCGGCGACTGTATCGCGGCCAGTCAAATCTATACCATGCTCATGGACTATCCGGCAGACGTCACGGTCAAAATCGACGGTATCGCCGCATCCGCAGCCAGCGTCATTGCCATGGCGGGTACCAAGGTGTGTATGTCGCCCACCAGCCTGATGATGATCCACAACCCAGCCACCTTCGCCATGGGCGACAGCGAGGAAATGCGCAAGGCCATGCAGCTTCTTAGCGAGGTCAAGGAGAGCATCATCAACGCCTACGAGATCAAAACGGGTCTGTCCCGCGCGAAGCTGTCCCAGCTCATGGACGGAGAAACGTGGATGAACCCGAAAATGGCGCTGGAGCTGGGCTTCTGCGATGAAATCCTGTATGAGTCGGAAAGCACGGAAACAACTGAGGACGCTTTCGTCTTTTCCCGAAAAGCGGTCACGAACTGCCTGCTGGATAAGCTGAAAGCCAAGCAGATCAATCACCCCAACATCAAAACCACCATCAAAGCGGCGGACCTTGAAAAAAGGCTGTCGCTTTTGAAGTAACAGAAAAATGGAGGGATTCCTTATGGATCAGATTCTTGCGATGCGCGAAAAGCGCGCGAAGCTGTGGGACGCGACGAAAGCGTTCCTGGATTCCAAGCGAAACGGCGACGGCCTGATCAGCGCCGAGGACAACGCGACCTATGAAAAGATGGAGGCGGACGTGATCGCGCTGGGCCACGAGATCGAGCGCATGGAGCGCCAAGCCGCTATCGACCGGGAAATGAGCGCGCCCACGTCCAAGCCCCTGACGGGTAAGCCGCAGATGGTTCCGGGCGATACGAAGACCGGCAGAGCGACGGATGAGTACAAGTCCGCCTTCTGGAACATCATGCGCAAAAAGGCCGTACCCCATGAAGTGTACAACGCCCTGCAGGTCGGTACGCTGACCGAGGGCGGCTATTTGGCCCCTGACGAGTACGAACACACCCTGATCGAGGCGCTGCAGGATCAGAACATCTTCCGTTCTCTCGCCCGCGTGATCAGCACGTCCAGCGGCGAACGAAAGATTCCCGTGGTCGCGTCCAAGGGCACAGCCGCGTGGATTGACGAGGAGGCTGCCTACCCCGAGAGCGACGACGCCTTTGGTCAGGTGTCCATCGGCGCGTATAAGCTGGCCACCATGATTAAGGTCAGCGAGGAATTGCTCAATGATTCCGTGTTCGACGTGGCTGGGTATATCGCCCGGGAATTTGCCCGCCGTATCGGCGCGGCGGAGGAGGAAGCGTTCTTCACCGGCAACGGCACGGGCAAGCCCACTGGCATTTTGGCGGCCACCGGCGGCGCGGAAACGGGCGTAACGGCGGCCAGCGCCGCGACGGTCACCTTCGACGAGATGATGGACTTGTTCTATTCCCTTCGCGCACCTTACCGCCGCAATTCCGTGTTCATCATGAACGATTCCACGGTCAAAGCCCTGCGCAAGCTCAAGAACGGCAACGGGGACTACCTCTGGACGCCTTCCGTCACCGCCGGTACGCCGGATACCGTGCTGAACCGGCCCGTGTACACCTCGACCTTCATGCCCGCGCTGGCGGCCAGCGCCAAGAGCATTCTGTTCGGCGACCTGGGCTATTACTGGGTAGCCGACCGTGAAGGCCGTTCCTTTAAGCGCCTGAACGAGCTTTACGCGCCGACCGGTCAGGTAGGCTTCCTGGCTTCCGAGCGCGTGGACGGCAAGCTGATCTTGCCTGAGGCCGTCAAAGTCTTGACCATGAAAGCCTAAACCGTCAACTATGAAAGCCTAAACCATCAACCGGGAGGGCGTGATCGCGCGTCCTCCCTTTTATAAGGAGGGCTCTGTATGAGCGTACCGAGTTCGGAAATCCAAACGTCAGATCAGACGCACAACACCCATAACTACTTCGCTCACGGCGGGAATGAGCTCGTGATCGGCGGGAAACTGACTCTTCTTTCTACCGCTGAGTTGGACGACAGCGAAGGCATCCTCGGTTCGGGCGGCACCATTGCGGACTACCAGGAAGCCAGCACCGCGACGACCATCGCGCTCCTGAAAGACGATTTCAACGCCTTGCTGGTTAATCTCAAGAACGCCGGGCTGATGCAAGCGACTCAGGTAAAATGACGGGCGGTGATGCTGAATGGTCGTAACCGTCGCTGAGGTAAAAACACATCTTCGCATCCAGTACGATGAGGAGGACGCTTACCTCGAAAACCTGATCACGCAGGCGCAGGCCACCGCTGAGGATTTCTGCCGGGTTTCCTTTGAGGATGCTGCAGCAGAGCCTGTGCGGTTGGCCGTGCTGCTCATGGTGAGCTTTTATCATGAAAACCGGGACAATCCGGATCAGCAGGCGTATGCGGCCATGCGCACAGCCTTTGAAAACCTGCTGTACCCTTATCGGGACACAGACAAGATGTTCTGACGGAGGTGAGAGCGCTTGCGCGGCTACAAAACATTTGAGGCGAACCCGCATCCGGGAGAGCTTCGGCATCTGGTGGAGATCGGGTACACAGAAAACGTGATTAATGAGAACGGCTATCCGAACCCGACGGACGTGGTCGTGTGCAAGGTCTGGGCCGCCGTAACCGATGCGGGCAACCAGCACTACCGCGCCGCCGACCTGATGAACAGCGAAGCCGTGCTCAACTTTACCGTCCGTTATCGGGAGGACGTGAAACCCGGCATGTGGGTGCGCTTCCGGGACGAAAAGTGGCAGATCTCCACGCTGGGCGAGTATGAATTTAAGCGCGCCTATCTGGGTCTGAAAGCGTCCATCGCCAAGGGGGTGAGCGGGTGAAACAAGTGCAAGCCGCCCTCTCCGGCATTGGTATCCCCGTGTACGCGGGCGTATGGCGGGCAACTTCGGCCAATCAGAATCCGCCGCCGCAGTATGCGGTGTACTCCACGGTCACGACCGAGGACGCCCATCAGGACGATCATGTCGTTTCCCGCCGCACCTATGTGTACCTGAATCTTTGGAGCGACGACGACCCGACCGATATGGCGGGTACCCTTCGGAGCGCCATGTATGCGGCAGGATTCGCCATGATCGAGGAAAGCGATAAGGGGTACAATC